TCCGACTCGGGCCGTGTACGGGTCACCGACCTTCGCGCGCGGCCCGCCGGGGGCTGAACGTGCCCGGCCGTGGCCCCGCCCCGAGTCAGAACCGCCGGCGCCGGAACGCCCCTGCGCGCGGCGAGTGGCAGTCCACGCCCGGCATCGGGTGGCAGCACGGGCCCATCCCCGACCCGCCCGACGAGCTGCATCCCTACAGCGTCGCGACCTGGCAGACGTGGATGCAGTCGTGGTTCGCGTCGCACTGGACGCCCGAGGACCTGCCCGGCCTGACCATCACCATCGGCCTGTGGGACCTGTGCGAGGACTACCGGCGCAACCCCATGACGGTCCGCGTGAACGGCAAGGGCGAGGACGTCCCCGTCCAGAAGCCCAGCCCCTTCGGCGAGCTCCGGCAGATGATGGACAACTACGGCATCACGCCCAAGGGCCAGCAGGACCGGCGGTGGGTGGCGCCCAAGCCTGACGAGACGGTGGAGGCCGAGCCGGAGAAGGGAGCCCCGAACCCGTACGCCGGGCTTCGCGTCGTGAAGGGGGCCTAGGTGCGCTGGGCCGGCCCCACCGAGGACAAGCCGTTCCCGTCGCTCGGCTGGGGCGTGCTGGACTGGACCTACCGCAAGCTCCCCTCGCCCCGGGACGACAACCAGCCGTTCCTGTTCACGCCCGAACAGGCCATCAAGGTCGTCCGGTGGTACGAGATCGACCCCGTTACGGGTGAGTTCCTGTACCTGGAGCTGGTGGACGAGGAAGCGAAGGGCTCGGGCAAGTCGCCCTTCGCCGCGGTGCTCGACATCGCTGAGCTGGTCGGTCCGGTCTGCTTCGACGGCTGGGACAAGCACGGCCAGCCCATCGGCGTTCCGTGGGGGACCGGCGGCCGTCCGGCACCGTGGATCCAGGTCGGCGCGGTCAGTGAGGAGCAGACCGACAACACCTACTCCGTCGTGTACTCGCTGCTCACCGCCCGGGATGGCGCCATCGCGCGCGACCTCAACCTGGACGTGGGCGTGACCGGCACGTTCGTGCGCGGCAAGGCGAAGCAGCGCATCCAGCCCGTCACCGCGTCCGCGGGCTCGCGCGAGGGCCAGCCCATCACCTACGCCACGCTCGACGAAACGCACCTGTGGAGCCGGCAGAACGGCGGGGTCCGGCTGGCGGGCACCATGCGCCGGAACGTCGCGAAGATGGGCGGGCGGGCACACCAGACGACCAACTCCCCGGTCATCGGCGGCGGCTCCGTGGCGGAGCAGTCCGACCCGGACAAGCCCGCGCCGCGCATCCTCCACTTCGCCCGCCGCGCGCGCCAGGAACCCGACCCCGCGTGGGGCGACGAGCGGATGCTGGCGGAGCTGGAGTACGTCTACGCGGACCGCCCGTGGGCCAACCCGCCCCGGCTGCTGGCCGAGATCCGCAAGCCCTCCACCGACTGGACCGACGCCCTCCGGTTCTTCTTCAACATCCGCGCCGCCGGGGTGTCGAAGGCCATCGACCCGAAGCTGTGGGACTCCACCACGGCGCGGCCATGCGACCACCTGTGCCGCCCTGACGACCACCCGCACGTCGAGCCGCGCGAGGTCCCCCGCGGGACGTACATCGGCCTCGGCTTCGACGGCTCCATCAGCGGCGACGCCACCATCCTCCGGGGCTGCACGGCCGACGGCTACTCGTTCCTCATCGGCGCGTGGGAGCGCCCGCCCGCGGCTGACGAATGGAGCGTCCCGCGCCTGGAGGTTCACGAGAAGGTGGCGTGGGCGTTCGCCTACTACAAGGTCGGCCGGATGCTGTGCGACCCGCCCAAGTGGTGGACGGAGATCGAGGTCTGGGAGGCGAAGTACGGCAAGGACAGCGACGGCAAGCCGCGCGTCCTCGGCCTGGACACCTTCTCGCCGGCGCGCTTCGCCCCCGCGGTGGACCGCTGGATGACGATGCTGCGCGAGGGCTCGCACACCCACGACGACGACCCGATCACAAACGCGCACGTCAAGGCCACCCACCGGGAGAAGGTGCGCGTCAACGCCCCCGACGGCGACAACCGGACGCTGTACAAGCTGACCAAGGGCGAGGGAACCGAGCGACGCCACATCGACGCCTGCATCGCCGACGTCCTCGCCCTCGAAGCCGCGATGACGATGGCGCCGGAGCCCGCCCGCGCGCCGTTGTTCGTGGGGCGGACGTGAGCGGCGGCCTGACACCGCGGGAGCGCGAGGTCCTGCGCCTGCTGGGGCAGGGGTTCGGCGTGGGCGAGATCGCCGCGCGGCTCGGCATCGCTCGCGAGACGGCCCGCAAGCATCGCGACAACGCCGTCCGGCGGACCGGGTCGGGGTCGCAGACGGCCGCCGTGCTGGAGCTCGACCGCGAGGAACGGCCCCCTACCGCACCTGCGTAATACCCCCGGAGAGTATCGGGGCCGACCATCATCACGATGGCGACCTTCTCCTGGCCGTGGTCCCGGCGCGAGCGTTTCAGTTCGTGGTCCGTCGGGGACCCCGCGTTCGCCGCGTGGCTGCGCGGCGAGGACGCCGACTCCTCCGAGATCGTCACCCCCTACACCGTCCTCGGGCTGTCCGGGGTCATCCGGTCCGTGTCGGTCATCTCCACGACGATCGCCGGCCTGCCCCTGCGGACGTACCAGCGCAGCGGCGACAACCGGACCCGGGTCGAGTCCGTCTTCGATGACCCGTGGCCCGACCTCGACGGCAAGGATGGCGTGACGCCGTTCGCGTGGGTCGAGACGCTGGTCATCCACCTGCTGCTGTGGCGGCGGGCGTACCTCTGGCACGAGGCGCGCGACTCGCGGACCGGCGACGTGACCGCCTACCGGCCCATCCTCCCCGACGCCGTGACGAAGGTCGAGCGCGTCAACGGCCGCAAGCGGTTCACGTACAAGGACGAGACGGGCGCGACGCAGGAGGTTGGTTCCGAGTGGATCACCCACATCCCCGGCCCGTCGCTCGACGGCTTGGAGGGGCACCCGTTCCTCGCCTGGGCGCGGACCATCTTCTCCGGCGCCCTGTCGGGGGACAAGACGGCCCAGCTGACCCTCCGGCGCGGCATCCGCCTCGCGGGCCTGCTGGTGCCGGAGGAAGGCGAGGAAGTCCAGCCCGAGGAAGGCCAGACCATCCTCGACGAGCTGCGCAAGGCGCTGGTGGGCCGCGAGCATGCCGGCGACATCGCCCTCATCAACCGCCGCATGAAGCTGGAGAAGTGGTCGCCGAGCAACGCCGACCTCCAGTGGGCGGAGACGCGCAGGGATGCGCTCGGCGAGATCGAGCGGCTGTTCGGGATGCCGCCCCACCTGCTGGCCGACACGGAGAAGCAGACCTCTTGGGGCACGGGCGTCGCGGAGCAGAACCTCGGCCTTGCCCGCTACACGCTCATGGGCTGGTCGTCACGCCTGGAACAGGCGCTGAGCCGCCGCCTTCCGCGCGGCCAGTTCTGCGAGTTCGACTACAAGGGCCTGCTCCAGGGGACGCCCGCGCAGGAGATCGAGCTGCTCATCAAGCAGGTGCAGGCCGAGATCCTGACCCGGGACGAGGCGCGCCAGATCCTCAACCGCGCCCCCCTCACCCCTGCCCAGAAGGCCGCCCTCAAGCCTGAGCCGCCGGCCAGTTTCAGCGTGCCGGGGGCGAACGCATGAACCGCATCGACCTGGTGGAAGCGAGGTGTGCCCTGTGAGCGACCGCATCGCCTTCTCCGGGCCCGTGTCCTTCGAGGGACGCCGCGTCCGCGGCTCCGTCGTGCTGGCGGGCGCCCGGACGTGGCGGAACAACGAATGGCTGGAGGTGGACCCCGCCGCCCTCGTCAAGGCCGACGCCTCTGACGTCGTGGGGCGGTGGGAGCACGACCCCGGCAAGCTGCTGGGCCGCTCGTCCAACGGGACGGTCCGCGTCAACCGGACGGAGCAGGGCATCGATTACGAGATCGACGTCCCTGACACCTCGTATGGCAACGACCTCCTGGAGCTCCTGAACCGCGGGGACATCCGGGGGTCGTCGTTCGAGATCGAGGGCCTTCGTTCGGAGTTCAGCACGGACCCGGACGGGACGCGGGTCCGCCGCATCACCTCTATCGCGCGCCTGTCAGACGTGTCCCCCGTCACGGATCCGGCGTTCGCCAACTCGTCCGCGGCAGCCTTCAGCAAGGAGATCAGCGACATGGCCGAGCCCATCGTCGAGCCGACGGCCCCGGTGGCCCCGGCCGCGACGCCCACCCCCAAGGCGGACGACAAGTCCGACTTCTACCGCCGCGCCGAGGCCTTCGCGCGCGACCGCTCCCTCACGGACCTCGAGACCGCGATGGAGAACCTCGTCACGTCCGGCCTCGACTCCGACGCCAAGCGCGACCAGTACGACGCCTTCGCCAAGGTGTACGACGAGCGCAAGGCCACGGACACCGAGGCCAAGGGCCGGCTGGAGCGCATCGCCCTCGCGCACCAGATGCGCCTCGGCAAGGTGCCCAAGAGTCCCGTCCAGTCCGGCGCCACGGAGTCCGAGGACTACCGCCAGGCGTTCGCCCAGTACCTCCGCACCGGCCAGGCCCACCTCATGGAGCAGTTCGCGCAGGCCGTCACGGGCGACGGCACGCAGGGCGGTTTCATGGTCCCGGACGGCTTCCGCCAGAAGCTCGGCCAGCGGCTCAAGGCGTACGGCGGCATCGCCCAGATCGCCGAGGAGCTCATCACCGGCAACGGTGAGGACCTGCGCTGGCCGTACATCGACGACACCGCCAACAGCGCGGCCATCGCCACCGAGGGCACGGCCGTCGCGTCCGGTGGCGCGGACATGGCGTTCGACTCGATCACGCTCGGCGCGTACGAGTACGACTCCACCGGCACCGGCAACAGCCCCCTCAAGGTCAGCCTGACCCTGCTCCAGGACGCGGCGTTCGACGTCGAGGCGCTGGTGGAGCGGCTGCTGGGCGAGCGCATCGGGCGCAAGCAGGCCGCCGACCTCGCGAACGGCACCGGCACGGGCGCCCCCAAGGGCGTCTTCGCCAAGTCGGCCGACACCATGACCGCCACCGCGGTCAGCCTCGCGGCCCCGGAGCACATCCTCCAGGTCGATGCGGCCTACCGCGACCTCGGCAACTGCCGGTGGGTCCTCTCGGACACCACGCTCCAGAAGGTCTGGCAGTCGCAGACGACGACCAACCAGCCGCTGTTCATCCCGGGCGGCACCGACATCACGGGCCGGCCGGGCGCCACGCTGTTCGGCTACCCGGTCACGATCGACTCCGGGGCGGGCGACAACGTCGCCTTCGGCGACATCCGCCTCGGCTACATCGTCCGGCGCGTCCGCGCGGTCGAGCTGCTCGTGGACCCGTACACCGCCCAGAGCTCGCGGCAGATCGCCTACCACGCGTGGGCCCGGATGGACGGCAACATCCAGGACGCCAACGCGTTCAGCGTCTCCAGCTGGTCGGGCGTGAGCGCCGACACCTAGACGGTCGGTTGACGGGGGCCGGGCGACCGGCCCCCACAACCCCACGAGCGAAGGAGACAACCGCGACATGAGCGCACCGGCCACCCTTCCGGCCCCGGCGCGGAACCGGAACAACTCCGGCTTCTCCGACCGGGCGGCGGACATCACCTCCAGCGACATCATCGTGGCCGTCGGGGACTACACCGGCGGCGCGGCGGAAGACCTGTTCACCCTCGCGGCCCACGGGCTCATCAGCGGCGACGTGCTGCACGTCCTGTGGCAGTCCGCGATGGGCGCCGTGACCGGTGGCGAGTCCACCCGCGCGGTGGTCAAGTACCTGTCGTCCTCGACGTTCCAGCTGTGCTCGGACACCGCGCTCTCGACCGTCATCGAGAACTCGGCCGACGGCAGCGTCTGCTTCGTCAAGGGCCGCATCTCTACGAACGTCGTGGAGAACCTGCTGGTCCCGCGCATCATCGTCGCCGCGTGGGACACCACGGGCGGCACGGTCGAGGACGTGGGCACGCCCGCGCAGGGCACCCACGGCCTCTACGAGGCCGACACCCTCAAGCTGCTGTACAAGTCCGCGTCCGGTGTGGTCACGGGCAAGGCGGTCGATGCGACCGTCTACGCCAAGGACCCGACGGTGACCTACTTCCAGCTCGCGGCCACCGCGGGCGGGACGGTCATCGACAACAGCGCGGACGGCACCGCCGTCTTCCTCAAGACCTCCTAGTCGGAGCGTTCGATGGCGCACGTCTACGCATCGCTCGACGAGGCCAAGCGGTACGCCGTTGACGAGGGCATCGCATGGGAGGCGGGCTCGACCAACGATGCCCTCGCCCTGTCGATCCTCGTCTCGGTGTCCCGCCGCATCGACGGGTGGTGCCGACGGAGCGCGTTCGGCTCCGGCTTCGGCCCCCGCCTGGGGACCAACCGGTACGACGCGGAGGGGGGCACCGCGCTCCCCTTCCGCGACGACTGCATCAGCCTGACCACGGTCACGCTGCGCGCCTCCACGGCCTCCGCCACGACCTCAACCATCGCGGCGGACACCGACTACTACCTCGTGAACCAGCAGGGCCAGTACGAACCCGGCCCGTACCGGCGGCTCATCCTCCACGGGCAGGGCATCGCCACCCTGCCGTCCGGCCTGCGGGTCGTGGAGAGCGCCGGGTCCTGGGGCTACCAGGACGTCACGGAGACCCTCACCCCGACGACCTCCGAGGCGCTCGACGACAGCGAGACGGTCATCGACGTGTCGGCCCTGGGCGAGCTCTCGCCGGGCATGACCATCCGCATCGGCACGGAGCAGATGTACGTCCGGGCCGTCACCGACTCCACCACCGACTCGATCACCGTTGACCGCGGCGTCAACGGCACCACGGCCGCCGCCCACCTCACCGCCGCCGCCATCGTTCGCCAGGTGTACCCGGGCGAGGTCACGGAGTGCGCGCTGCGGCTGTGGGGCCGTCGCTGGGCCGCGCGCTCGGCCGGCGCCGATGGAGCGGATGGCGGCGGGCAGGTCGGCATCACCACGCCGCGGGAGTCCGAGGACACCATCCTGCGCCGCACCATCGGCCACCTCCGCCTCATCGACGCGCGGTCCATCTCGTTCGGGAGGCGAGCCGATGCCGAGTAGGGACAAGTACACCAGCGTCTCGGTGGACCTCTCGGGTCCGCTGTTCGAGGCGGACCCGGGCAAGCGCCTGATCGAGAACATCCGCGACTTCCTCGAAGCCCTCGCCGACTATGGCCAGGAGCACGTCCGCAAGGACATCGCGGCCAAGGCCGGGCGGATGCCCAACTACACCGGCTGGACCTATGACCGCGTCCGGGGACGGGTAGAGAGCACGACCCGCCGCAAGTGGTACCTGCACGCCGTGGTGTCGGCCTACACCGCCGACCTCGGCAGGGCCGACGCCATCAGGACGAAGGCCGCCGCCGCGAGCATCGAGCGCCGGTGGCATCCATTCCGCCGGGCGGCGTTCGCGTCGCGGGCCCAGATCAAGAAGCTGGACCTAGCGAAGGGGCTCAACTGATGGGCTACGTGGACCAGCGCGACCAGGTCCTCGTCCACGCGAAGGCTGCGGCGCTCGCCGCGGATCCCAAGTGGACCGACGTTGCCGTGGGGCTGCCCGTGTTCAAGGGCCATAGCCGCGGCGTGCGGCTGTTCTATGGCGGGGAGCAGGAACCCGAGCACCTCGGGACCTCGCAGACCATCGACGGTTCGGTGCAGGTGGCCCAGCGCGTGCAGGTGACGGCCTTCTGGAACATCTCCAGCCTCACCGACGCGACGGCCAAGGCGATCGAGGACCAGGCGGCCACGTTCGTCCACGAGCTGCGCTCGCGCCTCGTGTCCCACTACGCCCTGAGCGGCAAGGCGGACAGCCTGCGCCTGGAGTGGGCGCTCCCCGACTTCGTGGTGGAGGCCGGCGCGCGATTCCTCGTCATCGACACCGTCGCCATCGTGGACTACACCGAATACAGCGGAGCGGCAGGCGCATGAGCAAGGCGAAGCGCTACCGGGTCGTGGCCGGGACCAGCACCCGGAAGTCCGCAGACCCCAAGAGCGAGGACTACGCGGTCTGGGTGGACTTCCACCCCGGTGACGTCGTGACTACCTGGCCGAAGCACGCGCCGGTGGCCGAGTGGGTCGCCTCCGGTCACTGGGAGGAAGTCGAGTGAGCAAGCGCGGCGGGATGGGCCAGTACCTGCTGGTCGCCGGGTACGACCTGTCGGGCGACATCGGCTCGGTCAACAACGTCCACGGCGGCCCTGCGGCGTTGGACGTGACGGGGATCGACAAGGCGGCGCCGGAGCGCGTCGGCGGGGTTCTCGACGGCGGGCTGGACTACGTCGCCTTCCTGAACAAGGCCACCGCCAGGGCGCACCCGGTCCTCTCCACCCTGCCTACGGGCGATGTCCACGTCCTCTACGGCATCGGGTCCACCCTCGGCCTCGCGGCGCTCGGCTGCATCGGCAAGCAGCCGGCCTATGACCCGACGCGCGCGCAGGACGGCGCCATGACGTTCGCCGTGCCGCATATGGCGAACGGCTACGCGGTCGAGTGGGGCAACGCCCTGACGGCCGGCCTGCGGACCGACACCGCGGCGACCAACGGGACGTCGGTCGATGGCACCGCCGCGACCGTGACCGGGTGGTCCGCCTATCTCCAGTTCACGACCCTGACCGGCACGGACGTCACCGTGAAGCTCCAGGACTCCGCGGACAACGTGTCCTTCTCCGACGTCACAGGCGGCGCGTTCACGACTGTCACCGCCTCACGACAGGCGCAGCGCATCGCCGGCGCCGCGGGCGCGACCCTGCGCCGCTACGTCCGGGCGGTCACCACGACCTCGGCCGGGTTCACGTCGGCCACCTTCGCCGTGGCGGTGTGCCGTCACCCGGTGGGGGCGACCGCATGAGGCTCCTGACCTCGCAGCTCCGCGGCCCGGGCCCGCTGGTCATCGCGCCCAGCATGGACGCGGAGCGGCGCGCGCAGGCCAAGGCGAAGGCGCCCGTCATGTGGGCGCGGTACGACCCCGTGACGCGGTCTACGAGGTTCGTGCCCATCGACCCGGCGCGCATCCCGCCGGGCTGGCAGTCGGTGCAGTTCCACGTCCCGATGCGCCTCGCATCGTGCGAGGAAGTGGACTGCCCAATGTTCCTCGGTGGCTGGACGGAGGTCACGCCGACCGGGTCGCAGATGCAGCCCGTGGCCGGGGTGATGTCGCAGGACCGGGCCGCTGCCACGTTCGGGCTGTACGGGCCGCGGGAGGTTCCGCCCGAGGTCGTGTGGCACGAGCCCGGCACGCCCTGCCCGCGGATCCACAAGGTGCCGTCCGGGGTGCCCCCGGCCTACACCATCAACGGTCGCTTCGTTCCCTGGACGCAGTTCGAGGACGCGATCGGCAACGGCCTCGAGGCCGCACGAACCCTCTAGCAAGGAGTCAATCCAATGGCGAAGGAAGGCGGCCTCGGCTTCAGCTGCGCGGTCGATGACAGCGGTGGCGTGGCCCGGACCATCAGCAACGACATCACCAACCTGACCATCAACACCCCGCGCGGGGAGCAGGACATCACGGGCATCGACAAGTCGGCCCGCGAGCGGCTGCTCCTGCTGGCGGACGTCACGGTCGCGCTCAACGGCGTGTTCAACGACGCATCGAACATGAGCCACGACGTGCTCAAGACCGTGCCCTCCACCTCGGTCGCCCGCACGACCACGCTGCTCGTCAGCGGCCAGCAGCTCGCGCCCGAGCTGCTCTACACCGACTACGCCCTGACCCGGGCGCAGGACGGCTCGTTCACGTGGTCGGCGCCGGGTGCCCTGGCCGACGGCACCGTTCCCTCCTGGACGACCCCGTAACCGAGATGCCGGACACGTACGACCTCCGCTCGGGCGCCGCGACCATCGTCATCGACGAAGGCCCGTATGCCGGGGTGGAGGTCGCGGTCCTGCTGGACGCACCGTACCGCGTCCGCCGCGAGATGCGGCGCCTCGTCACGGAGTACCGCGACGCGGAGCCGTTCAGCGATGAGGAGGGGGCGGCGCTCAATGCGCTCTATGCCGCCGCGGTGGGAATCGCCGACCCGCCGGTCCTGCTGTCGTGGAACGTCACCGAGGACGGCGAGCCTGTGCCCCTCACCGTGGCCGGGTTGCACCGGTCATCGCCCCAGCTCGTGCTCCACGTCATCACCACGTGGTGGAGCTACGTGGGGACGGTGATGCCCCCTTTGCCGGGGAGCTCGCCGAGTACCGCGAGCGACTCGACGAGCACGGACGGCGAATGGAGCGATGGTCCGGAGTCGGAGGCGAGCGGGACGCCCTCGGCCGTCCTCTCGACCCCATGACCGGCGAGGCCATCGTGGCGCCGGAGGCACCCGATGCCCTGACGGCGGCCCGCGTGGACCGCCACGCCTGGGACCGCGGCATTCCCCTCGTGGCGGGTGGGCTCGATGACCAGCCGGCCGACCGGCTCCTGCGCATGTTCGCCCTGACGGGCGGCCTGGGAGACTGACGTGGCGAACGAGGTCAGGATCCACACCGCGGTCTCCGGCAACGCGGCCAAGGAGATCGGCAACGTCAAGGATGCGTGGGCCACCTTCCAGAAGAAGGGCGCCGAGGGCCTCCAGATCGGCGCGGGCATGGCCGTTGCATCCAAGGCGTTCTCGGTCCTCGACACGGCCATCGGGAAGTCCATCGACTGGCTGGCGGAGGGGGTGCAGGGGGCGAAGGAGGAGGAGGCCGGGATCAAGCGTCTCGGCCAGTCGCTCCGGGCCAACGTCAAGGATTGGGACGGCAACACCGACGCGCTGGAGCGGCGGGTCCGTGCCGCGGCCCAGATGGGGTTCGCGGACGACGAGATCCGCGACTCCCTCGCCCGCCTCGTCGCCGTGACCCATGACGTCAACAAGGCGTTCGAACTCCAGCAGACCGCGATGGACCTCGCCCGGTTCAAGAACATCTCGCTCGCGGACGCATCGCAGGCACTCATCAAGGGGGAGGGCGGGCAGTACCGCGCGCTCAAGGAGCTGGGCATCGTCCTGGAGAAAGGCGCGACCCAGACCGAGGCACTGGCCGCGGTCCAGAAGGTCGCGATGGGCCAGGCCAGCGAGTACATGACCACCGCGGCCGGGAGGTCGGAGCTGCTGGCCCAGAAGGTGGACGACCTCGGCGAGCGGGTCGGGGGCGTGCTCATTCCGGCACTCGATGAGGCGACGCAGGGCCTGCTCGACTTCTTCGACGCGATCGACCCCGACGCGCCCTTGACGCTGGAGGACCGGCTCAAGACGCTGTCCGACACGCTGAACGGCCTCAACCCCATGCTCTGGGGTTACACCGACGCCCAGAAGATGATGGAGGATGCCCAGAAGCGGAACGCGGCCGCGACGGATGGGATGATCGGGCCGCTGGGCGACGCCGGCCGGAAGCTCAACGAGCTCCGGTCGAAGACGGACAAGGCCGGGGACGCGGCGGGCGAGGCGAGGGACCGAATCAAGGGGCTCGGCGGTGCAGCCCAGAAGGCGGCCGACCGGTTCGCCGACCTCAAGCAGAACGTGGACGACGCGGCCCAGGCCATCGCGGAAGCGGCGTACGGCCCGGAGGAGCTGCGGCTCTCGTTCCGCAAGACCCAGCTGGAGCTCAAGGACAACGAGGACGCGCTGGCCGAGGTCGAGAAGAAGATCAGGTCGCTCAAGGACAAGGGCAAGCCGGTGCCGCGCGAGCTGCGCGAGCGGTTCCTGGACCTCCGGGCGTCCATCAACGACAACAAGCAGTCGCTCATCGAGACGGGCATCCGACTGTCGAAGGTCGGCGGCATGAAGATGGACGCGCTCCAGAAGGAGTTCGAGGACGCGGGCATCGACCTCTCGAACCTCTCGGGCGACGCGAAGCTCCTGTGGTACTGGCTCACCAAGGCGTCCAACGTCAAGTTCTCGGACATCGTCTCGGGCGGTGGCAGGGGCGGCAAGGCCTCCGGCGGCTACACCGCGCCCGGGGACTCGGCCGTGGTCGGCGAGCGCGGCATGGAGGGCGTCAAAGCCCTGCCCGGCGGCGGGTTCATGACCTTCCCGATGGACGGCCGCGGCGCCTTCGGCATCACCCCGCAGGCCCCCGTGCAGCCGCTGGCGGCTCGGGCGGCGGAGCCGGCGCAGGCGATGGGTGGCTCCCCCATCGTCATCCAGCTGGTGGCCGACGGCCGCGTCCTGGCCGAGGCGGTGGCGCCGGGCGTGACGGCGTGGCAGCAGCGGCGGGGCCTCTGACGTGGCGATCGTCAAGGTCCAGGACGGCTACAACGCCAACACAGACGTGGACGGCAGCATCGCCGTCACCTTGTCCGGGACGCCGGCCGAGGGCAGCCTGCTCGTGGCGTGGTTCTCGGCGCGCGGGACGTCCACCGCGCCGGTCACCCCGTCCGGCTGGACCGCCGGGCCCG